CTTCGATGAGGGGAGAGCGCGCCGTGTGGCCCTGGTGGGGGAGACCTACGACCAGGTGCGCGAAGTGATGATTTTCGGGGACAGCGGTATTCTCGCCTGCTCGCCCCCCGACCGGCGCCCGGCGTGGGAGGCGGGGCGCAAGAGGCTGGTTTGGCCCAACGGCGCAATTGCAACCGTGCATTCGGCGCATGACCCCGAAGGGTTGCGGGGCCCGCAATTCGATGCGGCCTGGGTCGATGAGTTGGCCAAGTGGAAGAAGGCGGAAGAGACGTGGGACATGCTGCAGTTCGCGCTGCGTCTCGGTGACCGGCCGCAGGTCTGCGTGACCACAACGCCACGGAACGTCGGCGTGCTGAAGGCGCTTCTGAAAGCGCCTTCGACCGTCGTGACCCATGCGCCGACGGAGGCCAACCGAGCAAACCTGGCGCAATCCTTCCTTGAGGAAGTGCGGGCGCGCTATGACGGAACGCGGTTGGGCCGGCAGGAACTGGACGGTGTGTTGCTGGAGGATGCCGAAGGGGCTCTCTGGACCACTGCCAGCCTCGAGGCGTGCCGCATTGCGGAGGCGCCGGAGCTTGACCGCATTGTCGTGGCGCTGGACCCGGCCACGACCTCCGGGACGGCATCGGATGAATGTGGCATTGTGGTCGCTGGCGTGAAGATGAGCGGACCGCATCAGAACTGGCGAGCCGTGATCCTCGAGGATTGCACGTTGCAGGCGGCAAGTCCGTCCGCCTGGGCGCAGGCCGCGATTTCAGCCATGGAGAAATACGGCGCGGAGCGTCTGGTCGCTGAAGTGAACCAGGGTGGCCAGATGGTCGCCGAAGTGCTGCGCCAGGTGGACCCGCTGGTCCCGATCAAGACCGTGCATGCATCGCGGGGCAAGGTGGCGCGCGCGGAGCCTGTAGCGGCCCTTTACGAACAGGGGCGGGTGAAGCATCTGCCCGGGTTGCACGCGCTCGAAGACCAGATGTGCCGGATGACGGTGCAGGGGTACGAAGGCAAGGGTTCGCCCGACCGGGTGGATGCGCTGGTCTGGGCACTGCACGAATTGATGATCGTTCCGGCGGCACAGTGGCGTGCGCCGCGGGTGCGCTCGCTGTAAGGCGACCACCGTACGGTGAGGGTTAATGGCCCGTTCGGGCACATGACCAATTTCAAACAACTTTAAGTCAAATTCGATGCTGTCAGAAGCGCCGGTGGATGTTTCGCCGAGCCGCTCGAATGACCCCGTGTCGGACCCAAACGAGGAGCGAACAGAATGGTTTTTGACTTCCTGCGACGCGGTGCCAAGATCGAGGCACCGGCACAGAAGGCAAGCGCGACCGGCCCTGTGGTCGCCTACCAGACTTCGGGTCGTGTGGCCTGGAGCCCGCGCGATGCGGTCTCCCTGACCCGGACGGGCTTTGCGAACAACCCGGTGGGGTTTCGCACGGTCAAGCTGATCGCGGAGGCCGCGGCGGCCCTGCCGCTTGTTCTGCAGGACAGCACGCAACGCTTCGAGACGCATCCGCTGCTGAGACTGATCGAGGCACCGAACCCGATGCAGGGGCGCGCGGAGCTGCTGGAGGCGCTGTATGCGCAGATCCTGCTGTCCGGTAACGGCTATGTCGAGGCGGTCTCGGGCGAGACGGGTCTGCCGCTGGAATTGCACGTGCTCCGGTCGGACCGAATGAGCGTGGTGCCCGGCGCGGACGGCTGGCCCGTGGCCTATGAATACGCTGTCTCGGGCCGCAAGCACCGGTTTCACGTGAGCGGCGATGCCTCGCCGGTCTGTCACATCAAGAGCTTTCACCCGCAGGACGATCATTACGGTTTCAGCCCGATGCAGGCGGCGGCCATGGCGATCGATGTACACAACTCCGCGAGCCGCTGGTCGAAGGCGCTGCTCGACAACGCGGCAAGACCTTCGGGCGCGATTGTCTACCGCGGCGCCGAAGGCCAAGGCACGATGAGCAGCGACCAGTACGAGCGGCTCGTGAGCGAGATGGAGAGCCACCACCAGGGGGCGCGCAATGCTGGCCGGCCGATGCTGCTGGAAGGTGGGCTCGACTGGAAGCCGATGGGCTTTTCGCCGTCGGACATGGAATTCCAGAAAACCAAGGAGTCCGCGGCGCGCGAGATCGCGCTGGCCTTCGGGGTGCCTCCCATGCTGCTCGGCATTCAGGGGGACGCGACCTACGCCAACTACCAGGAGGCACATCGGGCGTTCTACCGGCTGACGGTGTTGCCGCTGGCTACGCGGGTCACGCAATCGCTCGCCGAGTGGCTCCGCACTTTCGGAGGGGATGAACTGGTGCTGAAGCCGGACCTCGACCAGGTGCCGGCGCTTGCAGCGGAGCGCGATGCGCAGTGGAGCCGGATCGCCGGTGCCGACTTTCTGACGGATGCGGAAAAGCGGACCCTGCTCGGCCTGCCGGCGGTTTCCAGCGATGAATGAGCCTGGTGTGGACCGTTTCCAATGCGCACCAGGCCTGAGGCTGCAGGCGCATGAGCGGGTCAGCGAGATACAGAATGCCAACATCGTCGACCGGCTCAACCGGGTCGAGGAGATGATGGAAAGGCTCGAACGCCGGCTATGGCTGACGGTTTACGGGATCATCGCGATGATCCTCGGCCAGGCACTGCAGTCCATCCTGGCGGCTGTGCCATGACGCCTTGTTGCGTTTCAGGTGATAAGGAGATGAAGCGATGACGGAAGATACCGGTCTGGAGCGGAAATTTGCCCGCTTCGGAGACACAGTCGAAGTGCATGGCAGTAATGAGATCTGCGGCTATGCAAGCCTTTTTGGTGCGGTGGATCAGGGCAACGACGTGGTGGCGCCGGGCGCCTACACGGCCTCGCTGGCGGCGCTGGCGGCGAAGGGCGGCAAGGTCAAGATGCTGTGGCAGCATGATCCTTCGCAGCCTATCGGTGTCTGGGACGAGGTGCGGGAAGATGCCCGCGGTCTCTGGGTCAAGGGGCGGCTTCTCGATACGGTTGCCAAGGGGCGCGAGGCGCAAGCCCTGATCGGTGCAGGAGCCATCGATGGCCTGTCGATCGGCTATCGGACGATCAAGGCGACAAAGAACGCCGAGGGCCAGCGCGTTCTGACCGAACTGGAGCTTTGGGAAGTGTCGCTTGTGACCTTCCCGATGCTGCCCAGTGCGCGCGTCGCCTCGAAATCTGAAGAATTGGATGTCGACGCAGCTTTGCGTGACATGGCCGCCGCCTTCGAGGGTGCGCGCGCCGAACTGGCGCGCTGAACGCGCCCTAACGCAACGGTCGCAGTGTTTTTGCGGCCTCAACTTTGATCCTGGAGGGTTTGCAATGAGCAGGACCGAAAGCAAGGCGGCGGATGGGGCGCGCGTGTCCCCCGCCGAGGAAGTTCGTGAGGCCGTCCACGGCTTTGTAGACGATTTCAAGAGTTTCAAGACCGAAATTGACCAGAAACTTCATCAAACAGAAGAGCGACTGAGCATGCTTGACCGCAAGACACAGACACCGCACCGCACGCCTCTGGGCGGCGCAACCGACCCTGCCGCACCGCACCAGAAAGCGTTCAACGCTTATCTGCGGAATGGTGACGACGATGCCCTTCGTGGCCTCGAACTGGATGTGAAATCGCTGAGCACGGCGGTGAATTCGGATGGCGGGTATCTTGTGGATCCCCAGACATCTGAAGCAGTTCGGTCGGTTCTGAAGGCAACCGCGTCGATCCGTTCCATCGCGGCGGTCGTGAACGTCGAAGCCTCGTCTTACGACGTTCTGGTCGACCACACCGATGCAGGTGCCGGCTGGGCCACGGAAACGGCGAACCTTACAGAAACGGACACGCCGCAGATCGACCGGATTTCGATCCAGTTGCACGAGCTGAGTGCGCTGCCCAAGGCATCGCAGCGGTTGCTCGATGACAGCGCCTTCGACATCGAAGGCTGGCTCGCCACGCGCATTGCGGACAAGTTCGCCCGTGCCGAGGCTGCGGCTTTCGTCAACGGTGACGGCGCCGACAAGCCGCGCGGTTTTCTGAACCACGCCAAGGTGGATGATGCGGTCTGGACCTGGGGAAACCTCGGCTACGTGCCGACGGGTGTTGACGGCAACGTGACGGCGGATGCAATCATCGATCTGGTTTACGCGCTGGGCGCGCAGTACCGGGCAAATGCGAGCTTCGTGATGAATTCGAAGACCGCAGGTCTTGTGCGGAAGCTCAAGGACAATGATGGCCGCTTCCTGTGGTCTGACGGTCTTGCCGCCGCTGAACCTGCCCGGCTACTGGGCTACCCGGTGCTGATCGCCGAGGATATGCCGGAAGCTGCCGCCAACGCCTTTCCGATCGCTTTTGGTGACTTTGAGAACGGCTACACCATCGCAGAACGTCCGGATCTCCGGGTCCTGCGCGATCCCTTCAGCGCGAAACCGCACGTTCTCTTTTACGCGACCAAGCGCGTGGGTGGCGACGTCAGCGACTTCGCAGCCATCAAGCTGCTGAGATTCGCGACCTCCTGACGGAGGGCCGCGATACCGGGCCCCGTGACCGGGGCCCGGGCCGGGCGCGCGAAGACCGACTGCGTTGTCTAGCTGCTCCCCTCCGACCGAGCAATGCAATCGCGCGCGCCCGGTTCTGGGGAGCAGACGAAGAAGTGATGGAGACGTCTCATGATGTTGATCGAAGAAACGACAGTACCGGACGCAGCGCTGCCGGTCGAAGACTTCAAGGCGCACTTGCG